CGTAACGAGCATACTCAAGACCAAACAAAGCGTTCAGTCCCGGGAGGAGTTCCTTCAGTAGTTGTGCGCGGGAAATAGCCATTTAATATGCTCCTTATACGCCAAGGGCGTTGTAATACCGGTGCACACCAAAGTTCCATTTCACGATAACTTCCGTGTAAGAACCGGGTTCCCCAGCGATTGCTGTCTCAGGCACAACGTCGATAAGACGAACAGGCAGGGTACTTGTGGTGTCAGAAGCATTATTAATTGCTACACCAGAGTTGCCTGTAGTCGTAGAACCAGCGTTCTGAACCAAAGCAGCGTTACGATTGACATCAGTACGGTTTAAGTAACTGATGGTTGTTGTACCAGTAGCACACACTGCGGCTTTAAACAAAGCATCCGGATCATCCTGCACGTATGCAGTCATCGTGGAGTTTGTCAAGCCACCGGGGTAGAACTGACGGAAGGTCAGACCAAATGTCGGATCGACATAGGTGCAACCAAGGAAAACACCAACAGCAGAGCCAGAGTCCGTGGTGGTCAACTTTGTCACATTACCGCCACCGTTTAGGTTAACAACGTCGCCAAAGAAAATAGCGGTTGCCTCACCTGTACCGATGGGGATCTGACGAGTAGCACCAGCAAACACCTGACCGCCGATCAAATTGATCGGAATAAGCCCGTAAGGGCCTGATACGGTGGGATATGCCATTTTTTAACCTCGTTAAAAGTTTATTTACCTTTACCGAACAACGTTTTGGAAGAACGCTCTTTAAAGAGCGGCATCCTTGGGTCGTTCTCTCTCATGAACGTGTTATCTACGGCATCCATATTGTCTTTAGTGGCCTTGGCGTAATACTGCTTACGCTGATCCATAAATTCTTCAGGGATTTTGCAGAGTAACAGTCCGGCTACTTCAATGTTGTCCTTAAAACGACTATTAGGATCAACCAACATCTGGAACTTAGGCTGCTCTTCAATTCGTACAGGCTCCCACCCTTCCCGCGTTTTAGCGGAAACGTTCTTGGCGTCGGACTGTCCCATTGATGCAACCCGAATCCAACGATATGCGTACCCCGGCTGTTTGTCTGGCTCCGGTAATGCTGAAGCAGGCATCCAAGCCTTTGGGCGCTCTACGTTTGATCGGTTTTCAAGTTCGCGTGCAAGTCTGTTTTCTGCCATGTTAGTTCTCCATAGTTTTTGCGTATTCCCGAGCATATTGCTCAGGGGTTAAACCCAATTTTTTCGCAATCATCAACTGAGATTGCTTAAGCACTATCTTTTTGGAGGATGTGCTACGCGATGCCGGAGCAACCACTGTGGCAGGTTTTTCGGTGCGCGTAACGGGCTTGCCGCCCCCGTTAGTCGTTTTAATCTCTTCTTCCTCGAAATTTTCGGGGAAGCGTTTCCGTATAGTTGTGTCTACACGGTCCCAGTATTCGTCAGTACCTACAAAGCCTTTGCCGTACTGTTTCTCTAATTTCTGATGCAAGCCAAGTGCAAGGCTTGTCATTTCCTCGTCTACACCAAACCACGTATTGCGCTCTTGCCACGCAAGCGTCTTTTGGTCGGGACGAGGCACTTGTACCTGTTGCTGCTGGTTACTATTTACTTCAATTTCAGGCGTTTGTAAAGAGGGTCTGTAGTCTTTTATACGCTGAAGTTTAAAGTTTACCTCCGATAGTTTGGCTTGCGCCTCTACCACCTTGTCGGAATCTCCGGCCTCGTATGCCTCTTTGTAGGCACGTTTAGCCATTTCCATCTCAAGTTCTGCCGCCCCTCTGGCTGTGTCAAGGAAGGATTTCTCCCCCTCAGTCAGCCTAGATTTCAGGCGTTTATTCTCTTCAAGGGCGTTTCTGGCAAAGGCCAAAGCCTCTTCCCGCTCCCTTGCGGCTTCATCTTTAGCCCGGCGCTCATCGTGCCAGACCTTTTTCATCTGCTTCAGGCGAGTCTTTACCTTGTCGGAATACTCTTCTAACTCGTCTGCCTCTAATTCTTGGACTATCTCCTTTGGAAGCGGCGTCCTGCCTCGATCTTCCTCTGGTGTGTCGTCCTCAATTTCGATGTCAACTTCGGGTTTTCCCTTAGCCTCTACTTCTTTTTCTACGGGTTTACCCTGATCTTCACCCTCTACCTCAAACTCAAATTCGGGTTTTCCTTCTGCTTCTTTTGGTAACGGCATGTTTTACTCCTATTTGCGGCTGATTCCACGGGGGTCTTCAACTACTCCCTCGACAGAATCATCGTTGATGATGCGGAATTCACGACCATGAATCTTCAGTCGCGTACCTGCGTGGGGGCGCACGAGAATAAAGTCCCCTTCCTTACACCAAGGGCCACTTGGGAACCTTGCAGGATCTTTATAGCAATCCGGCCCTATCTTCACGACAAAAAGAACCGTTGTGAGTAGTTCTTCGTGCTGGAGGGTCATATCAGACTTAATAATCCCGCTTTCGTACTGCTCGTCGATGCTAGGAATTCCACACAAAATGCGGTATCCCGAAGGATCCGGTAACTGCTTGGCTTTGCGTTCGTCCGTGTCTGGCAGAGTACTAACTTCACCTTCTTCTGTAGCGATGGCGAGTTCAGTCATCGTCTTTTTCCATCCTTTCTGCTGTTTCTATAAGAATATTGTTTGCGATCAGAAGTCCACGGTAAATACCACAAGCGTATTGATACGCCCCAAAATCTTTGGCATTACCTAGAACGGTGTCGTTTTCAATCACTTTCATTTCCTCTCGTATCTTGTCTGAAAGATACTTAAGTATGTCATTACTCATTCACTGCCTTTCTTCGGTGGTTTGGAACTTTGCGCCTTTTGTTGGGCGATTTGTGAGCCGAGTCTTATACCCTCTAACTCCATCTTAGATTCAAGGTCGGCTTTGTCTTTTGCGGCTTTGGCACCAACTTGCATACCTGCAATCTCTTTCTGTGCCTCAATCCGTTGTTTCTCGATCTCAAGTTGATCTGCCTTTGCGGCGGCATCCAACTGATCTTTAGTGGTCTTGCGTTGCAGTTCGGCTTGTTTGATAGCCAATTCTGCTTGTTGCATCTGGACAATAGGATCTTGTGCGACCTGTTGTGCCTGCTGCTGTGATGCCTCGGCTTGGTTGCGAGCAAGAAGTTTTTGCGCTCCTGCTGCTGCCAAACGAGAAATCTGTACTTCCATATCTTCCGGCATGTCTTGGTCTGGCGCCGGGTAGGGCACACCAAGTTGCTCTTCCAACTGACGACGGTACTCAAAGGCCACGTGCTCTTGAATGTGCGCAGCCATCGCACCCATCATCTGATTAGCCATCGGTGACTGACCAACCATCTTTGCGATCTTCGGATCTTGGATAGCAGACATATGGACAACGATATGTGCCTCGTGATCTTGATAAATAAACGCCTTGACTGGTTTGCCAGTAAGGATGTCCATGTTCTCAGAGACAGGATCGCGTGGCTTCTCGTCGTCCTCCATCGGTACTAACTTAGAAGCATTCTTGATCCCAAGAACCTCAAGCATTTGCCGATGCAGGAAGGGGAGGTCATATAACTGAGGGGCCTGCTGGGCCAACTGCATGACTGCCTGATACTGGACAACCTTCTGCGACATGGTTGCCGCGTTGGGGTCACTTACAGGAATAACGTAAACCTGATCGTAGTCTGACTTCTTAGCCCGTGGTGGGCCTTCTACCGGCTCATACGAGTAATCCTCGGGGGTGTAGTCACGAATGATGGTTTTAAGGAGTTTGAACTCCTGCTTCATGCTGTAGTGAATCCGCGCTTGGACAGCGCTCATCACTTTTAACGTCCGCTCTAATATAGCCAACGTCGTCCCTACAGGGGACTGAGCACTCATGTCGGATACCTTCAGATCTGCTGCACTAGCAAATCTACGACCTTCTTCAACTATGGTGCCCAGTAGACTGTACAACACCTGCGACGGCTCCTTATAGGGGAGCGTCATGATGTTATCTTTGATCGTGCCGGAGGCTACGTCTACATCTCGGAATTCTGCCGGAGAAATTGGCGTGTCGTCTCCCTTAACCCGCAGACCTTTAGTTTTGAATCCTCCGGGGAGATTAGAGAGAGTACCCGCGTCAACAAGTTGGCGAATAATAGAAGTGCCAGACTTAGCAAAAGCGCCAATGAGATGAATGAGACCAAAAGCGTAGAAGCCAAATCCCGGGATGTATGAATAATGGACAAAATGATTGCGTTTTTGCTTAGTATCATCATCTGGATTCCAATTCCGACGAATTGCTAGGACTGTTTGCGTACCTTTTTCAATAGTAACAACGTAAGGCAGAGCAATGCCCGTCGGCTCCCCATCGTCGTCTTTGTCCTCGTATCCGGGTAGATCGAGGTCAACGTGCATCTCAAGTATCTTGTATCGGTCATCAGATGTGGCACGGAAGCCCATCTTCTCAGCAATTTTCTTTTCAAC